CGCAGTGACGATCAACATCACAGGTCTAGGCGAGACGCCGCCCCTAATTCAGCCCGAGGACATCACAGATGTCTGATCTCAACTTCCAACTGCTGCCTTGGCAGCAGATCGTCTACACCGACCAGACGCGGTTCAAAGTCATCGCCGCCGGGCGGCGCTGTGGCAAGTCACGACTGGCGGCAACGACTCTCATCATCGAAGGCTTAAGGTGCCCACCGGGATCAGCCGTGCTGTACGTCAGCCCAACAATGGGTCAGTCGCGGCAGATTATCTGGGACCTGCTGCTGGACCTGGGCAAAGAGGTGATCCAGTCGAGCCACGTGAACAACTTGGACATCACGCTGATCAACGGCGCGAGAATCTACGTCAGAGGCGCGGACAGGCCGGACACGCTGCGAGGCGTCAGTCTGACATATGCCGTGCTGGACGAGGTGGCCGACATCAAGCCCGAGGCGTGGGAGCAGGTGATCCGGGCGTCTCTGTCAGACAGGAAGGGCAGGGCGATGTTCATCGGCACGCCCAAGGGGCGTAATTGGTTTCACGACCTGTGGAAGCTGGGGCAGGACGAGATGGACAGCGACTGGAAAAGCTGGCACTTCACCACGGCAGACAATCCGCTGATCGACCCGACCGAGATCGAGAGCGCGAAGAAGACGCTATCCAGCTTCTCGTTCAAGCAGGAATACATGGCCAGTTTCTCAAATGCAGGCGCGGACGTGTTCAAGGAGGAGTGGCTGAAATACGGCGAGGAGCCGGAGTACGGCAGCTACTTCGTGGCCGTGGACTTGGCCGGGTTTGAGGAAGTGGCCAAGCAGGCGGCTAACAGTAAGAAAAGGCTGGACGAGTCGGCGATTGCGGTGGTGAAAGTGACCGACGACGGCAAGTGGTTCATCAAAGAGATCGAGCACGGTCGGTGGGACATCCGTGAGACGGCGGCGAAGATACTGATGAAGATGCGGGATTACAGGCCGATGTCCATTGGCATCGAGCGAGGGGCGCTCAAAAACGCGGTGCTGCCGTATTTGAGCGACCTGATGAGGAAAAACAACGTGTACAGCCACATCGTGGACCTGACGCACGGCAACCGGAAAAAAACAGACCGGGTAATTTGGTCTTTGCAAGGGCGATTTGAACACGGTAGAATCGTCCTAAACAGCGAGGAGAACTGGGACACGTTCGTGGACCAGCTTCTGATGTTTCCATCGCAGGGCGTCCACGACGATTTGCCGGACGCGCTGTCGTACATCGACCAGTTGGCCGTCACCAGCTACTTTGAAGACGCGGATAACGAGGACTGGCAGCCGATGGATGTAATATCGGGGGTATAGCCACCGACATAGGGGTCAAAAATGGATCAGAATGAGTTCGACGAGCCGACAGAGAACGACAAGGAGCTGACGGCTTTCGTCGTTGATCATTGCGACCGCTGGCGCGACTACCGCAACACCAACTTTCTGGACGATTACCTCGAATACGAGCGTATTTTCCGTGGTGAGTGGGCGGCAGAAGACAAAACTCGTGACTCTGAGCGCTCACGCATCGTGACCCCGGCCACCCAGCAAGCGGTGGAGACCCGCCACGCCGAGATCATGGAGGCGATCTTTGGCCAAGGCGACTTTTTTGACATTGAAGACGACCTCAAAGACGTCAACGGTAGCCCGTTGGACGTTGAGATGCTCAAAGCGCAGCTCATGGAGGACTTCAAGCAGGACAAGATCAGAAAAGCAATCGATCAGATTGAGCTGATGGCCGAAATCTACGGCACAGGCATCGGCGAGATCGTCGTCAAGACGGAAAAGGTGTTTGAACCGGCTACTCAGCCGATTCCAGGGCAAACAGGCCAAGCGGCCATTGGTGTGATAGAAAAGAACCGGATTGCGGTCAAAATCATGCCCGTCAACCCCAAAAACTTCTTGTTTGACCCCAACGGCACGTCTGTGGACGACTGCATGGGCGTGGCAATCGAGAAGTATGTGGGCATCCACAAGATCGTCGAAGGCATCGAAAAGGGCATCTATCGTAAGGTGAACATCGCCCCGTCGTATGAGGACACCGATCTGGAGCCGACGCAGGAGCTGAGTCAGTACCGCGACGAGAAAGTGCGTCTGCTGACATACTACGGCCTGGTGCCCCGCGAATACCTGACAGAAAAAGACACTGAGGTCGAGGACTTGTTCCCTGACGATTCGGCGGCTGAAGACTATTCGGACATGGTGGAGGCGATTGTCGTGATCGCCAACGATGGTCTGCTGCTTAAAGCCGAAGAAAACCCGTACATGATGAAGGACCGCCCGGTTCTGACGTACCAAGACGACACTGTGCCTAACCGCCTACTGGGCCGGGGCACGGTGGAGAAGTCTTACAACATGCAAAAGGCCATCGACGCCCAGGTGCGCAGCCACTTGGACTCGCTGGCGTTGACGACCTCACCCATGATGGGTATGGACGCCACCCGCCTGCCACGCGGGGCGCGGTTCGAGGTCAAGCCGGGCAAAGCGTTCATGGTCAACGGCAACCCTGCTGAGATTCTGTACCCGTTCAAGTTCGGCGAGACAAGTCTGAACAACCTGAACACGGCCAAAGAGTTCGAGCGTATGCTGCTGCAAGCCACTGGCACGCTGGACAGCCAAGGTATGGTCAGCCAAGTCAGCCGTGACGGCGCGGGCATGAGCATGGCGGTGGCCACGATCATCAAGAAGTACAAACGCACACTGGTCAACTTCCAAGAAGACTTCCTGATTCCGTTCATTCAAAAGGCGGCATTCCGGTACATGCAGTTTGACCCTGAGCGCTATCCGAGCGTGGACATGAAGTTTGTGCCAACGGCCACTCTGGGCATTATTGCCCGCGAGTACGAGCAGCAGCAGTTCATTGGTCTCTTGCAGACACTGGGGCCAAACACACCGGTGCTGCCGCTGATCTTGAAGGGCATCTTGAACAACTCTAGCCTGTCCAACCGCTACGAGCTGATGGGCGCGCTGGATCAGATGAGCCAGCCAGACCCACAGGCCAAGCAGATGCAAGAGGTGCAGCAGCAGTTGGCGCTGCAAGCGGCGCAGGCTCAGATCGCGGTCAGCACGACGCAGGCCGAGCAGAACCGGGCAGAGGCGACCAAGCTGATGGCCGAGGCGCAACTGATGCCGCAAGAAGTGCAGGCCAAGGTCATCGCTTCTACCACCAAGAACCTGCCCGCTGGCAACGAGTCCAACGAGTTTGACAAGCGGGTGAAGATTGCTGAGTTGATGCTCAAGGAAGCGGACATCAAAAACAAGAGCAAGATTGTTGAGTTGCAGATGAACAACGCAAAGAACAATGTTGTGGACGTGGAAAACGACTTCCTCGAAACTTTGAACACGGAGTTGAAAAATGGCAATCGATAAAATTTTTGATGGCGGCGCGCTGGATGGCATTGCGGACAACTTGTTCAGCTCAGTCAGTAATTCAGTCTCAGAGATTAAGGCGATGCAACAGCGCAAAGCTGCCGAGAACGTGCAGTTAGTCATCCAAGCGCTCAAGAAAATCGACAATGACATCCGCGAGAAGTACGATGGCGTGACCACCGTGATTGAAAAGCGTGTGGCCACCATCAAAGATGGCCGCAACGGCATCGACGGCAAGGATGGCCGTGACGGCAAGGACGGCCGTAACGGCCGTGATGGCGCTCCAGGCTTGCGTGGTCTGGACGGCGCACGCGGCATGGACGGCCGTGATGGTGAAGATGGCGTGTCGGTCGCTGATGCGCGCATTGACTTTGACGGCTCGTTGATTATCAGCCTGTCGTCCGGTCGTCAGATCAACGTGGGCGAGGTGGTGGCCCCCGACCTGGCTGAGAAGATCAAGGTGATCACCAACGGCGGCGGCACCAGCCAAGGCGTGCTGGACACACTGACCAGCCTGCAAAACCAGATCAACACGTTGTCAGGCTTGGGTGCGGTCAACTACGTGGGTACTTGGAACGCATCGACCAACAGCCCAACCATTGTTGCAGGCACTGGCGACAAGGGCGACTACTACGTCGTGTCGGTGGCGGGCAGCACCAGCATTGACGGCCAGACGCTGTGGGGAGTGGGTGACTGGATCATCTTCAACGGCTCCGTGTGGCAGCGCGTGGATGGCGGCAGTACTGGTAACTTCACTGATCTAACCACCTCCGGCACAGTGACGCACAACGGCGGCACAGCCAACGGCGTGGCCTACCTCAACGGCAGCAAAGTCCTGACTACGGGGAGTGCGCTGACGTTTGATGGGACGTTACTTAACAACACAGGTGTTGCGCCTAAATTTCGTGCAACGGTCACGGGTGGGGCTTCATCCACTGAATTGGCAATAGACGGTATATATGCCACTGGAACTGATTTGTATTTGCTTGCACCTACTGGCAGGTTCATGTCGTTCTACGCAAACAACGCCGAACAAATGCGCCTGACCTCCACAGGTCTGGGTATTGGGACGAGTTCGCCTACAGATAAACTCCATGTTATTGGTTTAGCACGAATCAATACAGGCACATACGCTGCTGGATATGGTTTGACATTCCAAGCCAATTCGGAAACATCCCGCACCTATCAAATGGGCATGGTCACTGGCGGCAATTTTGCAGTGTTTGACTCTGCCGCCGCTGCAACACGACTGCTGCTTGATGCCTCCGGCAACCTCGGCTTGGGGGTTACTCCGAGTGCTTTTGCCGTTGTCAAGGCGTTCCAAGCGGAATATGCAACATTAGCTGGAAATTCCAGTGTAAATCTTGCCACCAATGCGTATTTCAATAGCGGTTGGAAATACAACGCAACTGGGTCAGCTTTGCTTTACACAGCAGATTCTGGAACGCACAAGTGGTACAACGCCCCCTCCGGCACAGCAGGTAACGCTATTAGCTTTACTCAGGCGATGACGCTGGACGCGAGTGGGAATTTGGGGGTGGGTACTACATCGCCCCTTGATCGTTTAGATGTTGTATCTGCTAGTGCCACATACCGCAACAGAATTAGAAATAGCACCGCGAACGAAGCCACTTTGCTTTTCCAAAACTCAAACAGTGGAACTGCTACCAACGATGGGCTTTATTTGGGCCTCCTTGGCAGTCTAGATGCTTACCTTTGGAATTACGAAAATAACCCACTTATTTTTGGCACAAGCAACGCCGAACGCGCTCGTATCCACGCCGATGGCAACGTAAGTATTGGTACTGCGGGGACATCCACTGCCCGTTTATATGTACGAGGTGCTGGAACAACCAGTGCAACAGCATCATTTGAGGCATCCAACTCTGCTGGTGCTACTCGCTTGTATATTCAGGATGACGGTACAACAAGGTTCTATGGTTCTTCTGGTTCTGAAACCGCTCGTATCACCAGCGATGGGGACTTGCTGGTGGGGACTACGAGTGCACGAGGCGTTGGTACTACGATTTACAACTCTAGCAGCGGCGTGGGACGGATTGACATCAACAAGTCAACAAGCGGCGCAGCCACCGCAATGGGTTTTTATTTCAATGGAACTGCTGTTGGCTCAATTAGCTACTCCGATACAGCAACGTCTTTCAACACATCCTCCGACTACCGACTGAAAAACATCACAGGCCCTATCACCACTTCTGGTGCGTACATTGACAGCCTGAACCCCGTTGAAGGCACATGGAAGGCTGACGGCTCTACCTTTGTTGGCTTGATTGCTCACGAAGTACAAGAGGCATCACGCACCCCCGTGGCAACAGGCGTGAAGGACGGTGAGGAAATGCAAGGCATGGATTACTCCAGTGCCGAGATCATTGCCAACCTGATCGCAGAAGTTAAATCACTCCGCGCCCGTGTCGCAGCCCTTGAGTCAAATTAACCCCCTGAAAGGAAATCACCATGACCATCGCATACAACTGGGTTATCACCCAAACCGACTACGAAACCGCCAACGGCTTCATCACGACCGCCCATTGGACAGCTTCTGCTGTTGATGGCGACTACACAGCCTCCATCTATTCCACTTGCAGCTTTGCCGAGGCTGCACCAGCTATCCCCTACGCTGATGTGACCATGCAAGAGGTTTTGGATTGGTGCTGGGCATCGGGTGTTGACAAAGACGCCACTGAAGCTGCTTTGGCTGCGCAGATTGCGGCTAAGAAGAACCCCGTGACCGCTACTGGTACTCCTTGGTAAGAGGTAAAGCATGTCAGAGCAGATTGACGCAACGGAGGCCAGATTGACAACCCATGAGCAAGTGTGCGCCCATCGGTATGAGGCCATCCAGAAATCATTTGAGTCCGGCTCAAAGCGGATGACCAAGATCGAGTATCTGCTTTACGCTGTGATTGCCGCTGTCTTACTTGGACCAGGTGTCGCAGCCGAGATGGTCAAGAAAATATTTGGGTTATGAAGGACTGGGCTGTTAGCTTTATTGCAGCAGCCCTTCTGATTGGCATGGTCATTTGGTGCGCCAGGGTCTTCATCATGGTGCTGTCATGAGACTTAAAATTGCCATCAGCATAATTGCTGTCTGGTGGCTCCTTCAGGTCGCCTTGTTTGTATTAAAGGGGCTGTCGTGATCGATCCTGTGAGTGCTATGGCCGCTGTCAGTGCAGCGGTAAATCTAATCAAGAAAGCATCCAAGACGGTCGATGATGTCTCCAGTCTTGGCCCGCTGATCGGCAAATACTTTGATGCCAAGCACACGGCCACCAAAGCAGCCAGCCAAGCCAAGAAGGCTGGTGGGTCCAACATGGGCAAGGCCATCGAGATTGAACTGGCGCTGAAGGCTCAGAAGGATTTCGAGGAGCAGCTTAAGGGTCTGTTTTTCTCCACCAACAACATGGATGTCTGGAACTCCATCCAGCAGCGGGTGATGGAGATGAACAAAGAAGACCGCGAAGAACAGCGCAGAGAGGCTGCAAGAGAACTCAACGCTGCCAAGAGGCGCAAAGAGGTGATCGAGTTGACCATTGCAATCACGCTGATCTCAGTGATTTCAATCATCATCTTCTGGGGCATTCTGGAAATTGTCTTTTACTGTTCTGATTACGGGTGCGGGTCATGACATGGACAAGTGGAAAGAGGTCAAAGATGGTTTTGACAAGTGGCTCAAAATCAACTGTTACCTGGCCTTTATCTGGGTCGGCTTTAAGGTGCTGGTGTTCTTACCCCCAGACATTGCCAACCGAGTCATTGAGGCATTCTTGGAGAAGCTAGGCATATGAAAATCATTGCATTGATCGTGGCCATGCTGGCGCTGGTCGGCTGTGAAGACCGATACAGGTATCCGTGCCAGAATCCCGATAACTTTCACAAGCCTGACTGCCAAAAGCCCAAGTGTCTGTTCACCCAGCAATGCCCTGAGTATTTAGTGGCCCCAATTTTGGAGAAGCAAATTGATCAAACTAAACAGCCCGCAGACGCCAAGCCATGAAGATCGGTTAAGCGCCGAGGCCATCGAGGTCAGGGTCTGGGGCTTTGTGGTCATCATGATCACGCTGATCCTGGCTGGCATCGTCTTTGCCCTGCTGTACTCGGTCACCTTTGTGACTCAGCCGATCAAGTCGATGGCCCCCATTGACCAGGCTTACACCAAGATGCTGAACGACATCGTGCTGCTGATCGTGGGCGGCATTGGCGGCATCGTGGGCAAGCGTGCTGTTTCTGGTGCGGTCAACGCCATGCGGTCATCACCACCCTCTGGACCGCAGTATGGCCAGCAGTATGCACCCCTGCACCACAACCATGCTCCTCAGTACGCCTACACGCCCCAGCCCTCCAACGCCATGCCCGACTTCAACTGGATGGGCTTTAAGAATCCAGAACTGGATGAGTCATGGACGCCTGGCCCACCACCGACAACGCCGCCAGAGCACCAAGAGACTGACGAAGACCGTGCAGAGATTGCAGCGGCTCGGAAAGAGGCCGCATGACCTCCATACAACGCACAGGCATCGCAGTGCTGCTGGCGCTGCTTGCCATCTTTGGAATCTACAAGTACGGCTACAACAGTGGCTGGGGCGACCGCGATGTTGAAATGCAGGCCGAGATTGCCAAGAAAAATGAAGAGGCCCGAGCCAAAGAGCAAGAGATGGCCAAGGCTGTGGCCGACAAAGATGCTGAACTACGAAAGGCAAATGATGTTGTTAACAAAAAGCAAACTGATCTTACTGCTGCCATTCGTGCTGGCAGGGTGCGCTTCCCCACCGCCAGTTGTCCACAAGCCAGCCCAAGTCCCGCCCCTGCCGCTGGAGATAGCAACCAAGCGAGAAGCGAACCTGACCGACCGGCTGACCAAGCTGCTGGTGACGAGCGAGAAACCCTGAGATTGATTGCCGAGATTGCAGCCGAAGGCGACAAGGCCATCAACCAGCTCAACGCCTGCATTGACGCGTACGACCAAATGAGGAGAATCGTGAATGGTAACCCCTGAGCAACTTAAAAAGCTGCACATTGACCCTGTGTGGGCTGACCCATTGAATGCCACGTTTGAGCGCTTTAACATTCTGACGCCGCGCCAGCAGGCGGCATTCATTGGCCAATGCGGCCATGAGAGCGCCAACTTCCGGGTACTGGAAGAAAACCTGAACTACCGCGCTGCTACGCTTTTGAAATTGTTCCCGCGCACGCCCAAGCGTTCATGGGGCTTTACGCCTGAAGAGGCTGCAGCCTACGAGCGCCAGCCCAAGAAGATCGCCAACCGCATCTACGGCAACCGCATGAACAACCGGGATGAGGCATCGGGTGACGGCTTTCGTTTTCGCGGGCGCGGAATTTTGCAGCTAACTGGCGCTGCGAATTACCACCATGCTGGCCAAGCATTGGGCGTGGACTTCATCATGGAGCCTGACCTAGTGGCTACGCCGCAGTACGCCGCCCTGACGGCTGGCTGGTTCTGGGACACGCAAAAGCTCAACGGGCTGGCCGAAACCAGCAACAACTTGGCACTTACACGAAAGATCAACGGCGGTACGATTGGTCTGGATGATCGCATCTTGCATACTAACCAGGCTTTGGCAGTCATCGACGGCTCTGTCCTTGCCTGAAACTTTTACCACGGACACACACACATGACACCAGAACTGCAAAAATACTACGAAGATCGGTTTGACCTATTCTCCCAGCAAGGTTGGCTCGACTTAATGGAAGACGTAGATGTAATGTTGGAGGCGATGAATAATGTCTCTACCATTGCGGATGAAAAAAGTCTACAATTTCGCAAAGGTGAGATTTCTATCCTGACTTGGCTGAAAACCCTGAAAGGGGTCAGCGAACGAGCGTATGAGGATTTGAATGAAAAGAATGTATGAATTTGCCTGCGATTGCGGGCAGCGCACAGAGGCACTGGTTGGTTATGAGACTACCAGCGTGCTGTGTGGATGCGGGGGGTTCGCCCGCCGCGTCGTAAGCGCACCGAAATTCAACCTTGAAGGTTGGTCTGGGCACTTTCCATCCGCTTACGGACGGTTTGAGCACAAGCACACTGAGAAGTTGAACGCCGAGCGCAAAGCCAACTCATAAGCGCCCAGCGCCGAGTTGATTATCCTACAACCATTTTGGCAGGAACATAAATATGTTGATTGACAATGAATCTGAGCCGCTAGGCGAACTCGAAATTGAAGAAACGAAATCCGAACTTCCTGAGAAATACAGGGCCAAAAGTTTAGAGGACGTTGTGCGGATGCACCAAGAGGCTGAAAAGCTCATTGGCAAGCAGGCCCAAGAGGTCGGCGAGGTCCGTAAATTAGCTGACGAGTTGCTCAAGCAGAACCTCAGTTCTAAGCAGCAGCGTATTCAGGAGGAAGAACCTGAAGTTGACTTTTTTGAGAACCCTCAAAAAGCAGTTCAAGCAACGATTGATAGGCATCCAGATGTTCTCGCGGCGCGCCAAGCGGGCCAAGACTTCAAACGGATGCAGATTCAGCAAAAGCTAGTGCAAGACCATCCCGACTACGCACAGATAGCCGGTGATGCTGAGTTTCAAAACTGGGTGAAGTCTTCGCCCGTGCGTTTGGGCCTCTACGCAAAAGCCGATGGTGAGTTTGACTATGATTCGGCCAATGAACTGTTGACCACCTTCAAGCAGCTTCGCGGCGTCAAGGCCAAGGAATCCGAACAGGCAAATACTGCTGTGCGGGCCAAAAGCATGAAAGCTGCGCAAGTTGACGTAGGCGGCTCTGGCGAGAGTTCAAAACGAGTCTACCGACGAGCCGACCTCATTCGTCTCAAGATGACAGACCCGGCAAGGTACGAAACACTGAGTGATGAAATCATGCAGGCGTACTCTGAAGGGCGTGTTCGATAATTTAACTTTGGAGCTTTTAACATGGCAAACACCGCATTTTCCCCAACCAACTCGGTAACCACCACCTCGGCAGCGAGTTTCATTCCAGAAATTTGGAGTGATGAAATTATTGCCTCTTACAAGAAAAACCTCGTCTTGGCCAACTTGGTCAAGAAGATGTCTTTCAAAGGTAAGAAGGGTGATACCGTCAACATCCCTAGCCCAGCTCGCGGCAACGCTTCGCTCAAGGCCGCAACGGATGCTGTGACTTTGATCGCCAACAGCGAAACCAACATTCAAGTGTTGATCAACCAACACTACGAATACAGCCGCTTGATCGAAGACATCGTCGAAGTGCAAGCTCTGACATCACTGCGTTCCTTCTACACAGAAGACGCTGGTTATGCTTTGGCTCGCCGCATCGACACTGACTTGGTTCGCTTGGGCCGCGCTTTCAACGGCGCTACCGTGGGCACCAACGACTACGCAACCAGCAACACCTCCACCAAGGCTTTTGTTGGCTCTGACGGCACTACTGCCTACAACAGCACGACTTCCAACGCTGCTGCACTGACTGATGCTGCTATCCGCCGCACCATCCAGCGCCTGGACGACAACGACATTCCTATGGACGGCCGTTTCTTCCTGATCCCTCCTTCGAGCCGCAACACCCTGATGGGTCTGGCCCGTTACACCGAGCAAGCATTCGTTGGCAACGGCGACGCTATCCGCAACGGTGAGATCGGTCAGCTCTACGGTATGGCCGTGTTCGCTACTTCCAACGCCGACACCGGCGCTGGTAACAGCGGCGCTGACCGTATCTGCTTGATGGGCCACCGCGATTCGATGGTGTTGGTTGAGCAGTTGGGCATCCGTTCGCAGACTCAGTACAAGCAGGAATACCTCGGTACCCTGTTCACTGCTGACACTCTGTACGGCGTGAAGGCTCTGCGTACCAACGCCACCAGCACTGCTGCTGACGCATCCGCTGCCTTCGCTTTGGCTGTACCAGCCTAATGAATAGCCCCCGGTCACAAGCCGGGGGCGTCTTTTTAAGGAGATTCAAATGGCTGCTGCATCCGCAATCACTTCCCGTCGGGGAAATGATCAATTCCGGGGTATCTTTTCTGATACCTGGGCTATTACCTGCACTTTGGACACTGCTGAGATCGCAGACCAAGCTGCGGCGACTGACACCGTAGCTGTTCCTGGCGTTGCCTTGGGCGATATGGTGATTGGTATGTCGGCTGGCGTGAGCGAAGCGGGGCTTGTTCGCCACGCTTACGTGTCTGCCGCCAACGTGGTGACCATTGCCACAACCAACACAACTGGAGCGGCTGTTAATTTAGCCTCTACAACTGTTAAGTTGGTCGTTGGCCGCGTGGTGTAAATGAAAGGGGGCTTAGGTCCCCTTTCTACTGAAAGAAAATCATGGCTACATACAAATGCTTGCAAAGTGGTAATACGGTGACGTTCACGCAGCAGCATGACATCGACTCGATGCGCGGCCACGCAGGCTACGTTTTGGTTGATGCGCTAGGTGAGCAAACGCAAGCCCAAGAGGCTGGCAAAGCGCTGCCAATGACGGCCCCAACGCCCGTCAAACGCATGGGTCGGCCACGTAAGGCTGTTGAAACAATCTAAGGAGCACATCATGTACGGCAAAGCACCCAAAATGACTGATTCCAAGAAGGCCAAGAAGGCCATGCCTATGACGGTGATGATCGCCGTTAGCAAGGCCAAGCCTATGCCAGCCCGTGGTCAGCGGACCGCGACAAATAAAGCGAAAAAGAAATGAAAACCAAAGCCGAAAAGAAGATCAGCAAGGTCATGCGCGAGTTTAAAGCGGGTGAGCTGAACTCCGGCAAGGGTGGTCCTGTTGTCAAGTCCCAAAAGCAAGCTGTGGCCATTGCGCTGTCGCAAGCTGGAAAGGCGAAGAAGAAATGAAGACGCCCGCCTGGCAGCGCAAAGAAGGCAAATCTGCATCTGGGGGCTTGAACGCCAAGGGCCGGGCGTCTTATAATGCGTCAACCGGGGGCGATCTCAAAGCCCCCGTGAAGTCGGGCGACAACCCTCGTAGGGCCTCCTTCTTAGCACGCATGGGCAATATGCCTGGGCCTGAGATGAAAGACGGTAAGCCGACCCGGCTACTCTTGTCTCTGAAGGCTTGGGGCGCAACGTCCAAAGAGGACGCTAAGGCGAAAGCCAAGGCGATCTCAGCCAGGAACAAGAAATGAGACCCATATCTGTCGGCGTAAACTTACCAGCTGGCACTAAGACAACCGTCTATACAGTGCCGACTGGTTACTACGCACTTTGGAATCTCTGCTATATCTCAAACCACACAGGCAACAATAAAACGGTTAGCGTTTGGTGGTATGACGCTAGCGCAAACACTGAAGTCACAGTGATTGATGCGTATCAGCTAGCAACAACACAATATTTAAGGTTTGACGGCGGCGCGTATGTTGTGCTTGAAGAAGGTGATCAAGTAAGAATTACAGCTGAAGCGGCTTCCGCAATGTCATCTATCAACACATTTGAACAAATCGGATTGACACGCCAATGACCTACCTCGAACTTGTCAATGATGTTCTAGTGCGCTTGCGCGAGGAACAAGTCTCCACAGTCAGCGAGACCTCATATTCCAATCTGATCGGCAAGTTTGTCAACGATGCCAAACGCCAGATTGAGGACTCCTACGCATGGAACGTGCTGGGTACGACTGTCACCATCACGACCACGCCAGGCACTTACTTATACTCTTTGACGGGGGCTGGCCAGAAGTTTCAAGTCATGGATGTGATCAACGTCACATCAAATGTCGGAATGCAAAACATCAGCTTTGTGCAGATGAACCGCTTCCAGAACTTGGTGCCCGCAATTAGCGGTATTCCAGAATACTATTCATTTGACGGCGTAGACAACAACGGCGACACCAAGGTGCTGCTGTACGCACGTCCAGATAACGTCTACGTCCTGCCTTTCTCGTTGACTGTGCCCCAGGCGACACTGTCGTCCGACAGCACGCTTGTCAAGGTGCCAGACGTGTTGGTGACCCAAAATGCCTACTCCCGCGCTTTGGTTGAGCGTGGTGAGGACGGCGGTTTGAACTCGTCCGAGGCGTTCCAACTGTACCGGTCCATGTTGGCAGATTACATTGCGCTCGAAGGCACCCGCTACCCCGAGGCGCAGGAGTTTGTAGCCATATGAGCCAGTTGATCCAAACCGCCAGCATCTCAGCCCCCGGTTTTTTCGGGCTGAATACGCAAGACTCTCCTCTTGATCTTGCGTCTGGCTTTGCTTTGGTGGCGATTAATTGCGTGATTGACCAGTACGGTCGCATCGGCGCACGTAAGGGCTGGACACGGGTCAACTCGTCATCTGGTGACCTTGGTGCTAACGATGTGGGCGTTATCCATGAGCTGGCGCAGACAAACGGCACCCTGACCGTTCTGTTTGCCGGTAACAACAAGCTGTTCAAACTGGGCACCGCCAACGCTGTTGTGGAGCTGACCTACGGGGGCGGGGCTACTGCGCCCACCATCACCGCTAGCAACTGGTCGGTTGTTTCGCTCAACGGCATCACTTACTTCTTCCAGGCGGGCCACGACCCGCTGATCTACGACCCCGCCGTCAGCACGACGACTTATCGCCGCGTAAGCGAGAAGTCAGGCTATGTCGGCACGGTGCCCAGCGCCAACATTGCGCTGGCGGCTTACGGTCGCCTGTGGGTGGCCAGCTCCAGCACCGACAAGGTTACGGTGTCCTTTTCAGACCTGATTGCAGGCCACGTTTGGTCAGGCGGCACCACAGGCACCCTAGACACTACAAGAGTGTGGCCAAACGGCGCGGATGAGGTGCAAGGCTTGGCCGCGCACAACGGGTTCCTGTTCATCTTCGGCAAGCGCCAGATTCTGGTCTACCAAGGTGCGACGACGCCCTCCACGATGTCTTTGTCGGACACAGTGGGCGGCATCGGCTGCTTGGCCCGCGACAGCGTGCAGACCACAAGCTCGGATGTGATCTTCTTGTCCAACTCGGGCGTGCGCTCGCTGATGCGCACAATCCAAGAAAAGTCAGCGCCAGAGCGCGATCTGTCCAAAAACGTCCGTAACGACTTGATGAGCGATGTTGCTTCTCAAAACTTGGCAAACATTAAATCTGTTTACTCGGAGAGAGAAGGCTTTTATCTGTTGACGATGCCCGTCACTCAGTCGGTCTACTGTTTTGACACCAAAGTTATTTTGCAGGATGGGTCTTCCCGCGTAACTACTTGGGACTCCATCGCGCCCACAGCGTTAGCGTCTTTGCGAAGCGGCGCTATCTACATTGGCAAGAATGGCTACGTTGGTCAGTATACGGGCTATAACGACTACACGAGTGTGTATCGGATGCAGTACTACACCAACCATGCAGACCTTGGCAACGCGGATCAAATATCTATCTTGAAGAAGATTTCGGTTGTTGTCATCGGCGGCACGAATCAATCGGTTATTTTTAAGTGGGGTTTTGACTTCAAGACTAACTATCTGAGTTCAACTGCAACTATTCCGGTTCAAGGCGTGGCTGAGTACGGCATCGCTGAGTACGGCGCTAACGCAACCGTAGTGGCTCAGTATTCTGATGGTGTTGCTTTGAACACGTTAAAAGCATCTGCTACTGGCACAGGTAAGGTTGTTCAGACAGGCTATGAGTCCGACATTAACGGCGTTCAACTGTCTATTCAAAAGATTGAAATCCAATCGAAAAATGGGAAATTATCATGAGTGACTACACAAAGAGCACTAACTTTGCCAGTAAAGACAACCTCAGTTCAGGTAACCCCGCGAAGATTGTCAAGGGTACTGAGATCGATACTGAGTTCAACAACATTTCTACGGCTATCGCATCGAAGCAAGACTATGACGCTGATCTAGCTGCTTTTGCGTTGAAGACCGCGCCTACAGGGGATGTTGTTGGCACTTCAGATACGCAAACCCTGACAAACAAAACCCTAACAAACCCAACGGTCACGAATTACGTTGAGAGTGTTGTTGCAATCGGTACTGTAACAAGCGCACACACGTTAGTGTTGACAAGCGGGACTGTTCAAACAGCGACGCTCACTGCTTCCACTGCTTGCACATTTACGATGCCTACTGCTACTGCGGGTAAGTCGTTTATCTTGTTGCTAAAACAAGCGGCGTCTACGGGCAACGGCACCGCAACATTCACCGGCGTTAAATATACGACTGCGTCCGCCCCTACCGTAACGCCAACTGCTGGAAAGATGGACATCTTTTCATTTGTCAGTGATGGCACTAATTGGTATGGTTCTGTTGCACAAGGATACACACCGTAATGTTCGCTGCTCGTAACTCATTTTTAGTTGGCTCTTTGCCAGGCGGGCAGGAGGCATTTACAACTGCTGGAACTTACTCATGGACTTGTCCAACAGGTGTAAGTTCGGTTTCTGTTGTGTGCGTAGGTTCTGGTGGGTCGGCTGTTAACTGGAGTTCAGAAGGTATCGCTGGCGGTGGTGGCGGCGCTTTGGCTTACATCAACAACTACGCAGTGACGCCTGGAAATTCTTACACAGTTATTGTTGGTACAGCGGGTTCTAATTCGGCGTTTGGCGGCTCTTTGGGGTCTGCGCCAGTAGAGGCTGAGGGTGGTAAACCATCTTCAACTCCATATAGCGGAGGTATCGGCGGGGCTGTGGTGGCTGGTACTGGTTACTCTGGCGGCAATGGCGCTGCAGTTGGTGGTGCATCGTCTGTCAGGTCTGGCGGCGGCGGGGCTGGTGGATATGCTGGCGCTGGCGGCGCTGGTCGAGGCTTAGGAACTAACGGCGACAATGGAACCGGTGGCTCTGGCGGCGGCGGGACAGCGTCTGTTCCTGGCGGCACTTACGTGGGTGGCTCTGGCGGCGGCGTAGGAATTTTAGGCCAAGGGTCTAGCGGCACTGGTGGCTTAACTTCCAATGCAAATCCAAGTGGGACTGCTGGCTCTGGCGGCTCTGGTTCTACTTATGGTGGCGGCGCTGGCGGTTCGAGTGGAACTTACCCTGCGGGCAGCGGCGCGGTAAGAATTATTTGGGGGTATAACAGAGCATTTCCCTCAACGAACACAGGCGACGTGTGATGGACCGTAGACAATATCAGTGGGTAGCGCAGTCGATTGCCTTGCCTGACGCATCCGTTTAAGGAGAAAGATTATGTGGGATTACGATAAGTACGTTAAGGCTCTGAAATCGCCCGACGCTGATTACATGAAAGAGCTGGGCAAGCTCGACGGCGTTATGGGGCCGAACGCGCAAAACATCTACCGCGAAATCTTGGCCCAACAAAACGCTGGTACGGCACCGGCTTGGTACGCAGGCAACACGGCATCACCCCAAGCTGCGGCTGCGGACTTTGCGCTGCGCTTGGCCGAGAACGGCATTGGTTCCTTGAGCCAGTTGGGCCAAACCCGAACTGATTTAGATTTAGGTGAAGAAGGTGGCTTACAAACCAACATAACCTTAATCAATAAAACAACTGGTGAACCTTTACCACGCCCAGAACTTTTGGGCCGAGGCACCCGTGGCTTGGATATTGACTATCAAATTGATTTTGCTGCTGACGGCACTGCGTTGCCTTACACAAGCAACCGTCAGAGTAGCTGGATGAGCTTCCGCGAGGACACGCTTAAACCGGCTGCGCTGCTTGCGGCTGCTGCGTATGGTGCGTCGTCTTTGCTAGGCGCTGGTGCTGGTGCTGGTGCTGGTGCTGGTGCTGGTGCTGGTGCTGGTGCTGGTGTAACCGGTATGGGTCTAGGGTCTGGCATTTCCGCTGGTGCAGGGGGCCTTGGCCTCAGCACCACAGGCGCAGCCGGTCTTGGCATCAACGCAGGCGCGGGCTTGACCGGCACGGGTATTTTGTCCGGCTCTACGCTTGGCACAGGTCTGCTGGGCGCAGGGGCTGGCGCTGCTGGTCTGGCTGGATTGACCGGCACAGGCGTCCTGTCCGGCTCCACACTTGGCACAGGTCTGTTGGGCACGACAGGCACTGGAGCGTTGACCGGCACGGGCATCTTGACCGGCTCTGAGCTGGGCACCGGGCTGCTGGGGACTGGCGCAGGTACTGCGGCCACAGTCGGCGGCGTAGGCGGCTCTTTGGGCGCAAACTTAGGTACGGGCGCGCTGACTACCGGGATAAATGCTGCTGGCACCGCTGCTGGCACCGCTGCTGGCACTGGTGCTGGTGCTGGTGCTGGCACTGGCACTGGCGGGCTGCTCTCCGGTGGCCTCAATACCGTTGCTGGTTTGCTGCAATCGGAAGAAGACCGCGCTGCTGCCCAAGCGGGCGTTACCAGCATCAACGCTGCTACGCGACAGGCGGTGCAGGGTGCTCAGTTCCGCCCAATCGGCATGACGACGCGCTTTGGCACGTCGCAGTTCCAGTACGACCCCGTGACAGGCCAGATGACCAGCGCTGGCTACCAACTCACCCCCGAGGCGAAAGCCGCGCAGGACCGCTTTGCAGCGTTGGCAGGTAAAGGCATCACGCAAGCTGAAGGTGCGCAGCAGGCGTTTGCGCCTTTGCAGACTGGCGCGCAGAGCCTGTTCAACTTGGGTAACCAGTACCTCGCGCAGTCGCCCCAAGACGTCGCGCAGAACTACATCAACCAACAGATGGCGCTTTTGCAGCCTGGGCGTGAGCTTGAGCTGGCCAACTTACAAAACAGATTGCAGCAGCAAGGCCGCGCAGGTCTGTCTGTGGCACAAGGCGGCTCTTTTGGTGCAACAACACCTGAGTTGCAGGCGCTGTTCAACGCCCGCGCACAGCAAGAGGCATTATTGGCTGCGCAGGCCCAGCAAGCAGGTCAACAAAACGTTACGTTCGGCGCAGGTCTGCTCGGCACAGGTGCTCAGACGATGGGCAACTACTACGCAGGCCAACAAGCAGCGTATGCGCCTTACACTAGCGCAATGGGTCAGGTCACAGGTCTTGAAAACTTAGGGCAGCAGCCGTTCACGATGAGCACCGGTTTGGCGAACCAGGTGGCTACTGCGGGCGCGAACGCTGGACGACTCGGTTTGGCGGGCGCAGGAACGGCTGCTGAAATATCGATGGGCCGTGCGGCAACAACCAACCCGTTTGCCTCACTGATATCTGGGTTAGCTAGCGACCCGACATTTGCCAAAGGCGTCTCAAACAAAATCTGGGGGATATAACATGGCTGAAATCGTAGGGAGTTTGTTCGGCATTACGCCCGACTTGTATGAACGGCAACTGGCCGCGCAAGATCAGGCGCGGGCCATCCAGATGGCCAGACTAGCACCTGGTGTTCGCGGTGCGGCAATGATCCAGTCCGGCGCAGCACAGCTCGGGCGCGGCGTTGGCAATTTATTGGGGGCGCAAGACCCACAGTTGCAGCTCATCAGCGCCCGCAACCAAGTCGCTCGTCAGCTCGACCAGAACGACCCTAACTCGTTTACGCGTGCCTCGCAGATGCTCGCGCAGATGGGTGACACGCAGGGCGCGATGGCGCTGGCTGACGCTGGGCGTAAGGCCCAAGCCGAGCTGGCGCTGATCGGTCAGCGCAACGCAGCAGCGCAGGCGTCCATAGCCCAAGCCACGCGGGAGCGCGCGCCTCCAGCAGCACCTACGACCGCCGACTTGACCAACGCCCGCGCTATCGCAGCGCTGGCAGGGTCAGAAGGCTCGCCAGAGTACAACGCCGCGTTCAACACTGAGTACAGGCGTCTGACCGCACCCAAAGAGGCCAAAGGCCCATCGTTTGGGGCTGAAGCCGAGCGCGTGGCTGCTGAACTGTTTGACAACAAACCATATGCAGATTTGACACCCACACAAAAAGCCGTGGTCAACAAGCGTCTGGAAACCGAAGGCCGCGCCCGAACACCGTCGCAGACGTTTGTGCTGCCCGGCGATAAGGCGCTGGTGGACATTCCAGGCTTCCGCGCCAAGGTGCAGAGCACCATTGATCCACAGGCTAAGGCTGTGTTCGCCGCCGATAATGCGCTGACCAACATCCAAGACTCAATCGACACAGGCAACTTCGCGTCGTACCGCGCCGCGCAAGTGCAGTTTGCCAAGGCCATCGCTGGCGCTGGCGATCTCAGCCAGAAAGAATTGAAAGCAGCCGGTGCCGACCCTGCCCTGCTGGGCGGAACAGCCGACTATATCTCGACGCTGTTCTCCTCAACGCCGACGCTGGACACGCAGAACAAGATCAAACGCACCTTGCAGGCGATCAGGAAAGTGTCTACCGACAAAGCCAACGCCGAGATCGACACTCAGCGCAAGATCGCGTTGCGCAACAAAAATTACGATCCTGATGCGGTCAATGCAGCGTTGGACTTCCCTGAGTTCCGCGCAGCGCCTGCTGCTGCCGCTGGCGGCGGTACATTGGCCGAACAAGCTGCTGCTGAACTGAAACGCCGTCAAGGCGCGCGACCAACTGCTGGAGGCCGATAAGATGGCGATTGACCTGACCAAACTGTCTGAGACGGAACTCCAAGCCATTTCATCCGGCAATCTGGGAGGCCTGTCGGACGAAACGCTGCGCATGATCGCAGGCACCACCGCACCTACCGCGCCGTCAACTGGCGCTATCGCAGCCGAAGCGGGGCGCAGGGGCATCGCAGGCAGCGCGGGCATGGTGTCGGGCACGGCCAACGTCTTATTCGACACGCTGTCTCGTCTAGGTGTCAACCCACTAGAGATGGGTATGCGCGCAGCCGGATCGCCCGCGCAAGCCCCCGCCACAGGCGTCGTAGACGCCTACCGTACAGGCCGCGAAGCCGTGCGTCAGCCCATCATGCAGGCGCTTGGCACGACAGGTGTGCAGCCGCAAACAGGCGGGCAGCGAATCATGGCGGCTGGCATCGAAGCCGCTACGTCGCCTGAAAACTACTTGTTCCCTGCGCTAGCTGCAACCCGCCGCATGGGCATGTTCGGCCAAGCGGTGGCGCGGCCTGGTGAGCAGGTCGTTATCGGCAGCGGTGCAGAAGCCGGTGGTCAGGCTGGCAGCGCAATAGGCGGGAAAGTCGGCGGCGAAACCGGCGCAACAGTTGGACAGATCACTGGCGGTTTGCTGGGCGGCGCAACTTCTGCCTACGGTTTGGGCACCACCTTGAAGGGCGCTCCGCTGGCTGGCAAAGGCTTTGACGTCATCAAAGGTCAATGGGACAAAGTGCGCGGCACGGTCCCCGAGGACGAACTGCTCAAGGATGTGGACAACCGCATCAGCAACATCTTCATCGCAGCAGGCGCTGCGGACCCCAACTTTATGAAGACGCTGACCGACGCCGCCAAAGCGCAACAAGGTGTGTCGCTCAAAGCGCCTGGCGGCGCTACGGTGCAAATGCCCGTGTCCGCCCTGCTGGCCGACAATCCGGTCATCAACAACTTCATCCAGAACCTGTCATCGCGTGACCCAGTGTTCCGCGCTCAGTACGGCAACCAGTACGAGTCGGCCAAGGCCGCGCTGTTGCAAAACCAAATTCGTCTGTTTGGCGACCCAACTAAGGCTATCGTCACTGCGACCGGCCCTGACTTGGTGAAGGCGCAGGTTCGCCGCGTTCGCTCGCTGGACGAGCAGATCGCCGACGCCTACAAGAGCCAGTCGGTTGACCCCAACGTGTTCGGTCAGCGCGTGTCCAATTTGGTCGCCCAGAAAGAGAAAGCAGCTTACGCCGAGGTCAAGCCGCTTTACACCGAAGCGTTTAACATTGCCAAGGCCAAGAATGTGGAACTGCCCGCCGGATCGGTGGACGACATCTACAACTTCGTGGCTGGCGAGCGTGCGTCTGACGTGTTCAAGACGTTCCCGTCCATTTACAGCCGGGTGCAGTCACGGTTCCGTCCTACGACCACAGAGCCAAGCGCCATCTTGACCGCCGAAGGCGCGCCTATGAGGCCAGCGGGTAAAGAGTTCAGCGCGGCCACGATCGAAGACTTGGATTCACTCAAGCGCGAAATCAACCGTCAGTTGAGCAAGACCGACGTGCCCACCGACATCCGGTTGCTGACCGAGCTGAAGCAGCGCGTCGGCGGTCACATTGACAGCCTCGACCCAGACTTTGTCACCGCATACCGCAACGCCGACAAGGCGTATCTGCAAAAGGTCGGTTTGCCGTTCGACACAGCGACGCTAAAGTCCGTGGACCGTAAGAAGTTTGTGGAGCAGATCGCCCCCGCCATCATCGGCAACAAGTCGAACGTCACCGAGTTTGTCAACGCTGTCGGGCCAGAGGGTACTCAACTGGTTCGTTCGGCCTTCTTGGACAGCTTCACCAACGCCGCGCTCAAGAACGACGTCTTGGACCCCAAGGCAGCAGCCAAGTGGCTCAAGAAAAACGAAGGCGGCGTATCGATGGTGCCAGGCCTGCGTGAGGAGTTGCAAGGCGCAACGCAAGACGTGCAGAAACTGCTGGCCGAGCGCGCGCGTCTAAACACCGACTTCCAGCGTGTGGCTGGCGAGCAGATCATCAGCGCCCAGGGCATGGGCAGCGCTCAGGACTTGGTCAACAAGATGTACGGTGACATCAAGTTCACCAACAAGTTCATGCAGCAGTACGGCGCGAACAAGGATTCCGTCAACGCTGTGCGGGCGTTCATGTTGGACGATTTGATCAGTGCCAAAGACCCTATCGCTGCGCTGACAGACCGCAACAACGCTGCGGTATTCAACCGCGTGTTTGGCCCGACCTACGCTCAAAAGGTGCAGGACTTTGTGACTGTCTCTGATCGTCTGACCAGAGACATCACCAACGTGCCGTTCAGGGGCGAAACCGTCCCCCGCACACCTATCGAGCAATTGACTGGTGTGCCGCCCGAGCAAATCCTCTCGCGCATCTACAACCCTGTGTCCGGCGCAACCTACGCCATCACGTCGCTGTTCAGCAAGTTCTGGGCGAAGAAGGCGTCCGACGCTACCGAAGAACGCTTGAAGGCGCTGCTGCTCAACCCGACTGACGCCATCAAGGTCTTCCAGGCTGTTCAACCCCGCGCAGCAGGGTTCGACCAGAAGAAAATCCAAGACGCCATCGACGTTGGCCGCAAGTACGGCATCCAGTGGGTCAAAGACGCGGCGGATGACGCTGTGACCGGTGCTGCTCGCGGTGCTGTCCAACAGCCACAAGAATAATCAAGCGCTGTTCTTCAGAAATGACGTCAGCCGGTCGATCTTGCCTTGGTGGTACTCCACCATCTTGGCAGCGTATTCTTGCGTGTCCTGCATCCGCAGCAGGTCACGCTTGGCGGCTTCCAGCTCGCGCAGCGCGCTGACCTCGATGCTTGGTGGGCGGAACAGGGTTTTCAGTTGGTCGAACATACGATTGGCCTTGCTTTTTTATGTAGTTTGTCTTTGATAACTTCGTGCAGTGCTTTCTCCATCTGCGCGACGGTGCAGCTCTCAAGCTGCGCGTCATGAATCTCCATGACGGTATTGGCTGCGTTCAGTTCCGCGCCAGTGAACAAGAAGCGGTCGCCCTTGGCAACACCCCGCCTGCCCATCGTCAGCAGCGCGTCCTGCCCTGCCCTGATCTCCTCGGACCAGTCACGGCCAAGTGAGGCGTCAACCCGGCACAGCGCCTCGGTCACGTTAAACGCCTCGATCAAGATGTCCATGTCGTAGCGGGTGGCTGTCCCCTCGACGACAGAGCGCAGCGCTAGGTGGTTCTTAATCCGCACGTTCTCCATGATCGTCTTGGCCGTCAGCACGGGCTTCATGCCCGCGAGCACCCACGTCAGAGGGTCAAGTAGCTGCGGCTTTGGCCGGTACTTGCTGCGCTTACGCATGGTCTGGCCTCGGGCAGTTGGCTGGCGGCACCACGACGCACCAGACAGCGGCCCACTGGCCACGGTGCGGGCCGGTCCAGCGGTCGATGTAGGCGTCTTGCATCGCGGACAGCGTGTTGCTAAGAGTGTCTGAGCGTGTGCCCGTGGCGTCGCTCAGTTGGGCTAGCGTCATGCCGTCAGGCGTCTGGCGCAGCAGCTCGCGTATTCTTGTGGCGTGTGATTTCATATCTTCCAATTCTTGTATGCGTGCGTAGGCGTCTTTGGCAAACTTGGCCAAGTTGTGGGCCTCCCATGCCATAAAACGATTCATAGTGCAACAGCGCCTGCGAAGATGTTGCGGCGCTCACGGGCGACGCGCAGCGTGTTGTATCGCTGGTGCAGGCGCTCCATGACCTTGAGGCGACGAGCGCCCGCCATCTCCTCGTCCAGTAGTTCTTTGACCTGGTGTTCGGTCATCATCGCCAGCGCGTCGTTAAGGCTTCGCCATGTGTAGTTCAATTTTCTTCTCCAGTGATTCAATGAGGGTTTTGGTGCGGTTGTAGCTGCGGGTGGCAGAGTTCAGTTGCCGCGTCTTGTGCTTCATCTCGCTCTTGGCGATCTTCAGCTTGGCTTTGTATTGGTCAATTCGTTTCATTCTTTTTCCTTTTATCTTCTCGCCAGATGGCCCAGCCGCACAGTAGGCCGTGCGACCATGAAACCAGAATGATCAGCAAGGTGTTGAGGTCGATCTCTCTCATGTGTTGCTCCTTGCTCGGATGGCGGCGGCAATATCTTCTGCCAACGCACTTCCATTTTTTATCCACTCATCACACTCACCTGCGCACGCCTCACGCTCGTCAGCACGAACAAGTTCGGCAAACTCAGCAAGCTTTGCCATGATTACTGGTGCAATAAGGCTGTCGGGCCATCCAGCCTCCCGCGCCATTTCAATTACGGTCTTCATGTGTTTTCCTTGATTGCATAGTCGTGAAATATCGCCCCCTTGCTTGCGTCACCAACCTTGCAGGACTTGACCCAGACATTCTTTCCCGTCTTGAGCCTTCT